ATGACTGGATGTACTTATATTATTGGCGCAGGAATAGCTGCTGCTATCGGATATTGTATTTGGAGAATGTATCTGAACAAAAGAAATTTTCTCGCTTCAGTGCAGGAGGATGTCGTTGAGGGAACACTACGAATGGACGACATCATCAATTACTTCAAGTCACAACAAATCATTAAAGGACAAGATATACCATTCCTCGCAGATGGAGATTGTGAAGAGTTCCGTAGAATGCTTCATGCACCATATCCTAAAAAGAAGGAAGGTTATCAGACATTCTTTATAGGTGTTTATAACGAGAAAAAGGATGAAATAAAGTTCGCCAGACTGATTCATGCTCGTGAAGTTGAGCAGAAAGTAAAAGAAGTTTTGGGTTCTGAGCATCTTGTCGTTTTGGGATAATCCACAAGTTAAACTACAATAGATTTACCAAATGATAAAACTGTTTTTCGGACTTACTGCTCTCTTCTTCTTTTTTTTTATTTGCTGTTGTGCTGTTCAAAGTTACGATAGTATAGCTTTGTGGTTTGTACTATCGTTGCTGTCTCTGATTATCGCTGTCATTATGACTATATACAGAGCAACCAAGGCTACTGTTAAATTTGCAGGTGAAGTGGTGGATTTTGCGTATGACCTTGTTGTTGCTGTTGTTGCAGGTGTAATTGACCTGTTTACAATTAAAGACCAAGTTCGACAGAAAGTTCCAAGCGCATTGAAAATAAAAATTATGGAAAAGAAAAAAAGTGCAGTGCGTGTAGGAATTTTTGGAGAGCAAGATAAGCCTATCTGTCCTATGGATATTGAAGGAGACGGTGTCCAAGATAATCTCTATGTCGGACAGACAATTTATCTTAACAACTAACAACAAAGATATACAATAATGATAAATATAAGAATGGAGGGGTTGACTGACAATCAACTTCTCTTATTAGGGCAATTTGAGAATAGCTTTGCATCTTATATTCGCAAATGCTTAAATGAGTGTACCAACAAACGATTACAGGTGTCTGTTGGTATGGCTTTAAAGCGAAAGGAGAATACTGAACTTCCATACAGTTTGACTAGCAATGCTGCTTTTTCTATCTCTAATAGTTTTGACATAATGGTCAAAGCTAAGGAGTATACAGAGGTGGCTGGAATTGAAGCTATAGTTCCTACTGGACATCTACGTATAGACTTGAACTTTAAAGAGAAAGAGGAGAATGTTCATAAAGAGGATGAAGTCATCAAAACGAAAGAAAAAGACGAAACACCATCTTTCTTTCCGCAAACTCCTAAATATTCTTTAAATCAAGTTATTCTTGATGAGACAACAAAACTGGATATAGAAGATGCGTTGAAAATAATACGCTACAAAGAACTTATTTACGACAAATGGGGATTTAAAGATATAGACCCAGTTCCACGTAGTGTTATCAATCTTTATGGGGAGCCTGGCACTGGAAAAACCATGACAGCTCACGCCATAGCAAAAAGTTTGAATATGCCTATCTTGCTGCTCAACTACTCGGAAATTGAATCTAAGTATGTAGGAGAAGCACCCAAAAATCTTCAAAAGGCTTTCTCTGTTGCAAAGGAAACCAATTCTGTCCTGTTTTTTGACGAAGCAGACTCTTTCCTTGGACGGCGTATAGAGGATGTCCGTCATGGTTCAGACCAAGCATTGAACTCACTACGCAGCCAAATGCTTATCCTTTTAGAGGAATTTTCAGGTGTGGTTATCTTTGCAACCAACCTTGTTTCCAACTTTGACACAGCTTTCAATTCTCGCATTCTTAAACATATATACTTTGGACTTCCTAACGAGGAAGCTCGTGCTGCAATTCTTTGGCATACTATTCCTGCTTCCTTACCACATGATGATACCATCAATAAAGAGTCCATTTCAGAAGAGGGTAAAATCATAGATGGATTTTCTGGAAGAGATATAAAAAATGCAATTCTTGATATGCTATTAAGAAAAGCTGGAGAAAGTTCTGAAGATGCCTGTTTCTGCATAGCAGATTTGCACAATGCCCTTTTGACAAAAGTAGAACAGAAAAGACAACTTAAAGAAGAGGAGCAACGTGCATTGAAAAATAGAATAGCTCGTAAATTAAAAGAAAAGGTGGCAGAACAAGCAGCTTTAAAAGAACAGAATATGGCAAGTGAGAATTCTGATAGTAAGACAAAAGATTAGGAAGCATGAAACAGCAAACAGATAGTATCAAGTATTTTAAGGTTTTTGACAAACGCAAGCACCTTTTCGGGGTAAAAATCGAAGGGCAAAGGAGTTGGTACATAAAGCCTCAGTTTAAAGGAATAGGTATAAAAGACGAGGGTACAGCAGATGAAAAGATGTGGTTTAAGCAGCAGGGAAAATACGGCTACTATCATATTGGCGAAAGACGCATCCTTATCCCAGCCATATATGGTTGTCCGCTTTTCTTTAACGCAAACGGTCAGTCGATTTCATGGAAAGATTATAAGACAGGCGTAATCAATCAGGAGAATCAGATTCTCATTCCTTTTATCTACGATGATTTAAAAATCCGCTATAGATGTGTACCCATTCCCGAAGAGGAGGATGGGTATAAGAAGATTTTCATTGGCTATGTCTGCTTCACCAACGATGGTGCAGCTCAGGCATACGATGAGAATTGTCAGCCCACGAATCTTAAAGATTGGGAATTGGAGCTTCTGAACAAAGAAACAGAGTATGACAATTCAGAGGTGGAGAACATGAGCCTCACAGAACTGGAAGAACGTATCAAGAAGGAGTTTGTCACACTCATTGAACTTGGCTACCAAAACTACACTGATAAAGTTTGGAGCCAAGGGCATTGCGCCAAAGTGGATGCCCAAGAGAAGAAGGTCAGGAGTCTGCTTGCAGACCGCCAACGGATGATGAACCGAAATTTTGTACATAACGAGGAGAATGCCCAACGTATAAGGCGGACGAACGACCTGCTGATGCGTGCCATACGCAAAGCTATCAAACTTGGCAAAAAGACAAGCAAGTCGCTACAGTGGATGGAGAAGGTGAGCCATACTACACACTATGAGATTGGAATATATGTTTATCCCAAATGGAAGAACAGCAAAAGCGAACTGGGATATGAGCGAAAATACAAGTCGTCTGCCAAAGAGAATCAACGTTTGAAGGCAGAATTGCACAATTATGAGGGTACACACATTTGGAATATTATTGCAGCCTTGGCGAGCGGTTCTAATTATTACGAGCCACACTCCTGTTGTGACTACTGGGTAAGCAAGTATTCTCCAGACGATTGGGATGAGCGCAAGATAACAATGGATGATGGAGTTTCATGGGACGAAGGTATGCACTATCCTGTTTATCAAGATGTGTATTTTACCTATCCATGGTACTGCCTACACAATCATCATTTTCTCTATTCATTTGAAGACCTCTGCAATATTAATGACTTCCGTGTGAATGTCGAAGTACAGTTTGTGGCAAGAGAGCAAGACCGTGTTTCGTAATGCCTCATTATAGATTGTTGGTATAAGCCATTGGGTAATCGGGATGTCAACAGAACTGTGTCAGTCTCTATAAAATAGAAAACACAGTGCCTGACACAGTTTAAATTACGCTACCGTTATATATGACAAAAAAGGAAGAAAGCCCATAAAAGCCTTCTTCCTAATTTGATTAGTCATTGCAGACATTGAACTCGTGGAAGGAATAAAACATATCCTCATTCTCTTCCTCATGCTTCTCAACATAAGCATCCAAAGCGTCTTGTATTGCATTAACGCTTGGCTCTACATCATTCCCGACAATCTTAGATACAAAATTGGCTGCTTCATCGAGAGTTTCAAAATATTCCCAATCCTCGTTTGAATCAAGGAAGTAACGCTCAGGGAAATAGTCGCCTGAAGCATCGTTTGTGTAGTAAACTTCACAGCCAGGTTCCTGTTCCATAAAGTAAACCTTAATGCTGGGATAGGTCTTTTCGATAATCTGTCTAACCCCTTCCTGTTCGCACCATGCCGTTTCCTGATTTATTGTCAGTACATTTCCGTCAAGAGAGAAGTCTGTTATCTCCCCACGGCATCTGAGTTCTTTCCAGTTGCCGCCAAGTTTATATACAAGGTTTCCGAGCCACATCTTGCCGAAACCATTAGACAGTATAGAGGTCTTACGTTTCTCCATATACTTCAAGACTTTATGCAGAGATTTTACTTCCTTCAAATCTCCTACGCACTTATAAGAGGTATCACACCAATTCGGCATCCCCAACCTCCTTTCCGTCTTTGTAGTGATAGATAGACAAAGTTTCTGTTGTCATCCACTGTGAATTACTTAGTCTGAAACCATACTTATCTTCGAGGGTTGAGAGGAAATCTGAAAAATCCTCATACTCCTCAGATGCTTTCAGTTCGTCATCGGTAAGCTCTATGATATTCAAGCTTCCGATAGTGAAGTCTAAGATTAAAACATACTTTGGTTCCATGATTATTCTATTCTTGTTGATTTGTAAAACATTAACTTGGTCACAAATGGGTTTGCTCTCATAATCAAGTTTCTTGCTGCTCCTTGATTTTTTGCTTCTACCCATAATGTGATAGGCTTGGCTGATTCTTTAGTCCAAGCCATAAAGTACCATAAGATTCTCATATCGTAATCTTGTTTGAAGTTGCATCCTCTGACTCAAAGACTTCTCTACTGTCAAAATCCAGTTCAAAGTCATTGTTGTCAAGTTCGATTTGGTCAGCCTTTTCGATAGCCTCTTCTTTCGAGTTGGCAAAAACTACTACATCGGCTGTAGCGTAATAGTTGTAATGTACAGTAAACTTTTTCATTGTTCTCGATTTTTAAGCCCAGTCATTCACAAGCCATACCTCAATGTCATAGTTTACAGTATAGCCCTGTGTTTGAAAGGGGATTTGTAATTCTTGTTTTATTTGTTCTCTTGCCTCTTCTGCCGTAAGTCCATTAAATTCATCCAAAGGAATATTATGATGTTCCGCTATGGCTTCAACGGCTTCTTCTTTTGATGTGTAGATCCCCTTGCAATCTCGATTCGAAAGAGAGTGCCAGGAGTCGGTCTCATACACTGGATAAAGATATTGTTCTGTCATACCGCCTCCTTGATAAAATAGGTTAGGTGGTTGAAGTTGGAGCTATAGGGGCTTGTGGTAATCATCTTAAACCCCACTCCATATTTGCCTTGGTACTTCTCCACGTTCCAATGCTTTCTCGTAGATTTACCGACCCCCACAGAAGTATGATGTGGAAGAAAGTTGTGTTGTATGAGTTGTTTGATTCTCATACGTTGTTCTTCACTATAGATTCTAGCGTATGCTACATTTGAAGAATGAAGAGTTCTAATGATAGCACCCTCCTGATTGTGTATATTCTCTTTCATTTTAAGTTGTATCTTTTGATAAGTTTATATATTGTTGATTTAGAGAAAGAGCAACCTTTGGAAGTGACAAATCCCTCTTGATTGAGTGTGTCTGCCATTTCTTGTAAGGTATATTCTTCTTTCACGAGAGTACGGAGCATAGCAATAGCCCTCTTGTTATTAGGGTTGCTATCCGCTTTAGCTTTGCAGGTCTTGATGCTGTTCTGGATTGCTTGCTCATGCTTATCCAGTAAATGCTCTGGATTGCCAAGTTTGAATCCTCTTGCTTTCTTTGCCTGTAATGATGCTTTGGTTCTTGCTGCAATAAGTTCTGCTTCATACTGACTAATAGCAGAGATTATATGCAGTACCATTTTATTAGCCTGGGGGAAATCGCAAAAGATTATTTCCACATCAGACTCCAATAGATTTGAAAGGAAAGATACGCTTCGAGCGAGACGATCTAGTTTAGCAACAATCAGAGTTGCATTTTCCTTTCTGCATTGTGATAACGCTTCTTTCAGTTTTGGTCTGTCAGATTTGCGTCCACTTTCTACCTCGACATACTCAGAAATCGGAGTTGTGTCACGGAGGTAGTTGTGTATAATTTCTCTTTGTGCTTCAAGTCCAAGTCCACTATATCCTTGCTTTTGTGTAGAGACTCGGAGATAAGCTACATACTTTGTTTTTGTCATTGTTTACTGGTTTTAACATAAGTTCCACAGCTTAGATGTCCGTCTTGTCGATGGAACCAATGTGAGTTAGACATAAAAAATGAGGAATACCAGAGATTGTTAGTTTCCTGATATTCCCCATCTTCGTAGGATTGATAGTTTCCCTATACTGCGATTTTATGTGTAAGCCCAAATATAGAGCAAATGTAATCGTAGTAAGAAACGCCATATTGTACGTTTACATCTATGAGTGAAGCGATATTCTCTAAAGAAACGAAACGATAGATAACTTCGGATTCCAGAGCGTTGTCGGGAGTTATTGTTATATCGTATCTGTTATCTTCTGTCAGCTGTATCTTAATCCATCCACAGACTTTTCCTTGAACATAAAATGAAGTTCCGTTTTCGATGACTTTGATGTCGTTGAAGTGGAGACCCCATGAGAAAGGCTTCATGCTACATTGAAGAGCATCATGCCAGATTTGCTTTGCTATTCTATCGTTCATATTATGCTCCAATTAAGAAGTTCATTACTTTGGCATTATAGTTCTCAACCTTGTCGTTCTCCACGTTTAGGTCGATCGTCTCTGCCAGGTTATCTAAATACACATCGTCTATCTGTTTGAGCAAATTCCCTTCTTCATCATATAAGAGAACTTGGAATATATCAGCTCCTTCGATATAGACAATTCTCACGTTTCCTGTATGTAAGAAGCCCTGAACATGGAATTCGAGAGCATCTTCACTACATACTACTGTTTCTAAGTCCACTCCCCAACTCATAGGAAGGAGAGGTTCTTTGGCAATGATACTCCAAATGTACCTTGCCATGTCGGTTGATAGTTTCTTATTACCCATCTTGCCTTTTATTGTTATCAATCCATTTTTTTGCCTCTTCAAGTGAATCAAAGGTATTGTCCTCTATTTCACATCTTCATTCAGAATAAAGGCTTGAACATCATCGGGAGAGTTCAGAATAATCAAATTCTCCTTATAAGTTATCTCCTTAGCCATGTTGTAGGATTGATTTAATTGTTTGTACTTGTTGTTTGGTTGGAGCTGAGAATACGATATAAGCATCATCGTCCTCTATCCCAGTCCATACAACTTTATCTATCGTACCGCCATTATCTATAATTTGACTCATGGCGTATTGAACATCACCCTCATGCTCAACATCTATAAGATAAAATACTCCTTTAGCCATAGTATTCCTTCATATAGCAATCTTCACAGAGAGATCCATAATCATTAACATCACTTCTTGTCATCGGTCTGCCGCAATACTCACAATGTCTTACAGTCTCTTCGTGAACATAGCGGACAACATCGAGCATCGAAGCTCCACGGTAAGACACAGATACCTTACCTTTCTTAGTTGCTTTCTTGTTTGCCATTTCCTTTTAGTTTTGATTCGTACTTGCATTCAACATAGGCAGTAAGAATAGCCTTGATAACTCTGGCTCTGTCTGCTCTGTTGTAGTTGGCTGGTTTCTTGAGAGAATAACCATTTCTGAATGACTCTTCGATATATGCCAGACACTGCTCTTCATATCTGTTGTCGAGAAAGTCTCTGAGTTTATAAGTAACATAGGTATCTGTATCGTCACCCTGGATGTAAACCGAAAGATAGACTTCATCCTTCTTCCAGTTATAAATGTTTGTCACTTTGCTATTCCAGTTGTTGCCAGCATCAGAAAGGAATAATGTTTTATACTTGCATCTTGTTTTGTTACTATCTCCACGACCTGCCTCCTTGATAATTCTGAGGATGGTATTGTTTGTGATAGCCAAAAGTTCGTTTTCGTTAAGAGCGTTGATAATCTCCAATTTCTTCTTTGGAGCGTATCTTTTGAACAACTCGATATTGATATTTGCTGCCATTGTTGTTTACTTTTTAATAAAATACTCAATAGCGGAATGAACTAAGATATAGTAGTCCTGATTCACTCCACACTTATTCTCATAGGGATTATAGTAGTCAAGTGCTAATGCCTCGTATAGCTGAGGAATATGCTTCTTGATTTTATTTACCAACCACTTGTAATTGATAGGCTTAACCCCCTTCATCTTCTTCTGCCATTCCGAAAGAGTAATATCGGAACAGCAACATTCGTAAGTCATAGGCTAAATGAATGGTAAGTATATCTCATCCAAAATGCCAGACTCAACCATCTTCTTTGCGGCTTCATGTGCGCCACGATTTCTGTCATCGTAACCGTAATCATCGCTAGCTATAACTCGGATAGTTGCCACAAACGATTTCATCAACGACTGCTGTAATGTTCTGTGTTGCATACTAACAGCAAGTCCAAACTTCTTAGGATTCCATGACATTGAGTTGATGGAATCTGTCAAAGCTTCAGCCGCTTTATATTCTCGGCTCTCTTTCAATATTACAGTCTCCTGATAATTCATATTTTTTGAGTTTTAATGTTGTGAAACAAAAAAGCCAGGGAGAAAATCTATTGTATTTGATAATCTCCCCAGCTCTGTAAATACTGGTTGTTATATGGCAATGCTTAGAGACCCTGCCACATCTGAGGTCTTCATGTAGGCAGACAAATCTATATTAGGATTATCAGCCTTAAATGCTTTCAAGTCAAAACTGCTGCGAGTTGTCGGGAGTTTACGAGTAATTCTCATTGTCTCTGTTGCCCAACTCCTCACATCCTTCTCTTCCATGTCAGAGAGGAGCTTGCCTTTGATAATATTCAACTGCTCTTCTGCTGATTTCTTGGCTTCGATAAGTTCACGGATTGTCTCTTCTTGTGATGCCCACTCATAGGGGATAGCATAAGGATTCTTGAATTGCTCACCTCGAAGGTCTGTGTCGAGAAGATCTTTTGCAATCTCAGGGGGAATACGACTGAGGATGATGATTTCTGATATGTGGTCGAAACTTCCATCTTTCTTCTGTTTGTTACGAAGATGAATGATGAAGAGTTTATCTACCTTTGCCTTCTTATTCTGAAGTTCAAAGAGATAAGCATAAATTGAAAGTTGCCAGCGAGCCTTTTGAAGTTTATCTGCTGTCATCTGTCCGTAAGTCTTTATATCGCCCAAGGAAAAGGTATCATCTGAAACTCTATATACCTTGTCAATATTGGATGCCCATGATTTGCCATCTGTCACATTGTATTCGGATGCCTCATGCGTCAATCCATAGTCCTTGCAGATTTTGATATAATCGACTGTCTCTTGTGTACCATCGTTTATCCAGTTTTTATCGAAGTCCTCTATCGAAGAATGGACTCCTGTACCATATTCCGCTGCTGCATTAAGAGTAGTCTCACTGATACCGTTAAATTCATCAGGGAATAGCTGTCTTTGAAACATCCCTGTGATTCCACTTAGCTGTTTATCGCCAAGCCAATACTCGTGCGCCTCTTCATTGAAAAAGACACCAGAGTTCTTTAGTTCTATTCGTTTTGCCATAGTTACGCTGCTTGTTGAAGTTGGAGTTTACGTTGTGTGAAGATAGCTTTGACCTCCTCGTTGCCGTTTACCTCATTCTGGTGCTGATAGTAAAGGCTTGCAAGTTGGTCTTGGCTAATGCAAGAATTCACGGCTGCTCTAATCCCTGCATACTTGTCGAGGGATTTCTGCTGTGCCGTGGTAGTTGTCTTAGTGGCAGTTCTTCTTGTTGCCGCTTTCTTTGTAGTGTTGGCAGTTGATGTTGTACTGTCATTCTGTCCGTCTGCTGTATTGTCTGTTGGAATATCCTCACCAGCATAGACATAAAGTCCAAGTCCAAACATGGCAAGATTCTTCACTAAACATCTCATAAGCGTTTTGTTGATATCAAACATTGTAGCTGCTGTAACCGTCTTTTCGGTGTAAGCCTTCTTATAACTGTCCCATACCTGATATGTATAAGGAGTTAGTTTCATTGCCTTGTTTTTTGCATCCATGACAGGCAACCACATTGAATGAGTAAGGTTATCAACTGTAACCTCAGTGAATACCATGATGCCAACATTTGGGTCTGTGAAGTAAGGTAATTTAGTTTCGGGATTCTTAATTACTTGGTAGGTAGCACTTGGGTATGCAGCCTTAAATTCTGCCCAGGCGTTAGCCCAGGATAAATAACTGAGTTTGTCATTCTCTCGCTTCTCTAATTTATCGTTAAGGTCGAGAGAAGATAAAGCGTTGAACATTATAGCTCTACGCTCGTCTGCTGTTATATTAGCAGGAATTTCTGGTTTCTTAAATTTACACATTGCGGTATTTTTTAAGTTGTTGTGAATACTAATGATAAACAAAAAGAGAGATACACAAATATCTTCTTTCGTTGATAAATGTATATCTCTCAAACATCCAGGTCTATTAGTTTCCAGACTTTTAGAGAGAAGGATGTTAGTTGATGAACCAAGAATAGCCCTCAGTGTCTTTACCTGTTAGGGCTTTTTGGATTCCTAAAGCAAAATCAGTACAGTTCTGGTTTCGATCTAACCACTTATCTATATAAGCGGATTTTACAGATTCGTTAGCGAGCTGTAGTAGATTCCATGTAGTAATATCTTCTCCCTCTTTCTTACCGAAATTGGGATTAGACACATAGTTTTTTACCATAGCATTTACGGCTTGATCACCGATAGTCAGCGATGGCAGTTGTTTCTGTTCGGACGGTGAAAGAAACTGGTATAGTCTCATTCTACCGATAATCTTACAGAATAACTCTTCGGAGATAGATGTTGATTGCAAATTTTCCAAGAGCTTTAATGTTTCGTCCTTGTGAGGGTTAAAACCATTGAAAAGTTCAAATGACTTCTGCATAATGTCTGCTTCTGTCAAACAGTCTATGGTTCCTGAGTTTCCGTCACAGGTTAGCATTAAGTTTGAACATACTCTTACTTGCCAACCGACAAATACTTTGAATTTTAATGCGGTTGGACGGTTATAGAGTTTGTCCTCATTATAGCCCCTCACTCCACCAATACAAAGGTGAACCAATTGACCATTGATAGTTTTTGTAAGGTTCTTGACATGGCAGCAAAAAGCCAATCTCTGATAAAATACGGTCTTGTCTGCATCTGTCAATTCACTTGCTTTCTTGTGTTGAGCTGATGGTATTCTTCCGATAATAGGATGTGATACTCTACACTCAACAGGTGTAAGTTCTCCAAATACTTTCTCGGCAACGCTTTTTACAGCACCAATAAAATTCTGGTGTGAAAGAGTAAGTGTTCCGTCAAAGAAAGTAGGAATTACGTTCTTAGTTTGCAACTCTTCAAGCGTGATTGCCTGAGTATTGCTTTCAATGAAGTTAGGATGGTTGTCACCCCAATCTTCTTCTTCAATAACTTCAGCCTCGATTATATCATCTGATTTTTCGAGACCCAAGGTTATGTCTGATGTGATAGTCCCTGCTGTAGGAACAATCACGGCTGTAGTTGCTTCTTTCTTCTTCATGTTGTTATTGTTTTTGAAGTTGTTAGCAAACTGTAAAGTAACTTAGTCGTGGGAAGAAAGGAAAGCGTATAATCTTTGCCTTCATGTTTCTCACGAGCTTAACAGAGCCATTCTTATTAATTGCTCTGATGATAAGTTCTGATTTCGTTTTGTTCATATTTATTACATTTTGAACAGTTAGAACTATGGGAGCCACCAGACTTAATTTTACTGGTTGCTCCCGATAATTTTTTCCACCCTTTGAAGAAAAATGTTATAGCTTCTAAAAGGGTAATGATTGTGTCGAGTCTTTCGTTTTTAGTCACATACAGTCTCGACATTTGTTGTGTCGGTAGGCGTTGTTGTTGACTTTACCGACTTCTTGTTTTTGTACTTGCTCCAGACACTCTTCGTTAAATCTGTAGCTTCGATTAAAGTGACAGCTACGCATAGTACACGATAGCTAATCACAAGAGTTTTTTTGATGTTCATTTTTTTTTCTGATATTTTACGTTGTTAAAAAAGTTATATTCTATATCTAAGGCTTTGAAAGCCAGATATTTCCGTTAAAATTGAAAGAAAAAAAAGAGGCTCAAAACACCTTGGTTTTGACCTCATCGTAATACTTCAAGCAATAGCCCGACCTGTAGAATAGTAGCTCCTTGAGTACCGTAATCCAAGCCTAAGCTAAAGTTCATGTTGTTCCAGATTCATCACCTGGCAATCCCTTCTTTATGCTTAAAGTTTATCAAGAATATTATCTTGATATTTTAATATTATTTAATAAGTATTAATAACTTGTCAAAAGTAAGGGTATTAAGTCTTTGCAGACGTAATTATTAGAATGGCGAAAAACGCTATAAAACTCACCTCCACTACTTTAAACTTCTTACTTATGTATTAAATATCTATGTGAAATGTTTAAGAATCTATTTCAAATAGTCACTGGGGAGCGAAGTATAGTAACTTCCAGTGAACAGGTTAAGACTACTGCCGAGGAACATAAAGTAGTCAAGTCAAAGTTCATGCACGATATACAGGCATTGAAAGATGCAGGCTACTCGTTGGTTGCAGGAGAAGCTATCGTGTTGGACTTGAAATCTGCATTGGAGCTTATGCCTCGTGACCGAAAGAGGGTGGATGCGTACAAGAGCCTGGCAGACTATCTTAATAAAGAGTTCGATTGTACTCTTTATGTAACTTCACAAAAAACTAAAATAAAGGAGGACAAGCAATGAAACTTACGATTATGAATTACGACATTGATACGGATGTTGAGAAGGACTATCAAGAATTGTCTGACAAATTATCATTCTTGGCGATTGCTTTATATCCCAAGATAGACATTAAGGGTGTTGCGTATGACTATAATCCATGCACCAATACAGCCACCATCCTATTCAAGAGAAATTCAGTAAGCTATCTGGATTGTGGTTGGATAAAGAACGAAGACTGCCAACTTATAACAGGACTGACGGAGGAGTGCTTCTTTCCGAAGGTATTTGGCGGATTGGATGATGGCTATTGGGGATTGATAGCATACAATGGAAGTTGGTATGCTGCTGATGACAACATTAAAAGGCACTTCCTTAAACGCCTGTCTGAGGGAGCTAAAGACATAAAGATAAACTTTGGCAAACATTATCTGGAGATTAAGATTATTGGAGCAAACTCATAATGCCTTTTACCTAAAAACAAAATAATGGCATATATGGGGTTTGAATGAGTTATAGGGGTGTACTATTTTTTTGAATATAGGTAAAAGTAGCACAAAACAGGCTGAATGTCAGTAAGTTTTGCGATTTACCTTTTTCGATAGGTAAATCACTTAAACACAAGAAAAAGTGTTACGTAAAAGCACAAGAGATTAAGCATTATAGCTTGGTCTCTTTCTTCTTTGTCAAGAGTAAAAAGTCAAAAAACGCCATTTCTAACCGTCAAAATCTTTATTGTTGGAAGTTGATAGCCCTCTATACTTCCGATTTAACAATACGAGGGATTTTAAATAATATGGAAAAAGTAAAAAATACTATTATTACTTTATCGGATAAGATAACAATAATCAATCCGAAAGACAACAAAGCAACAGAGACGGATATGTCAACTGTACTCTTTAACATTATGAATAGTGACGAATATAGGAGCTATAAAGAGAAAGGTGAAAAGATTTCTGGTGTTGATAAATGGAATTATATCCATAGTGGTATACCAAAGGTCAACTACTCAGGTGTCATCAAAAACAACTGCTTCCTGTCGTACTCAAATATGGTAGCAGTTACAGTTCCTAACTTTTGTAATGGCTATCTTGCCGATGGCAATGAGACGAGAGACGAGTTCGCAAAGAAGATTCCATTTGTGTATGCTGCTTATGCTGATATTTATAACGAATGTGCATTACTTATTTGCAAGCACGACAATACAGATCCAAGCCAGCATAAGACACGTTGCACACATATTGAAAAAGAAATAGCAAATATGGCAGAGTCATATCGCTCATGGGATATATGCGCATATAGTGAAAGTACCTATTGCTCTGCCACTATATCGTTTGACGACAAGTTGATTATAAATGACAAATGTGGCACTTTTCATTTCAGGCCAGAAATCAAGAATCTCAAAACAACAACAAAATTAACCAACGATTCTTATAACGCAATGAAACCTGATTTTTCAGCGTTTACAACACTTGACGATTTGAAAGAAGATGTCATGCAGCATTTCAATCTGAGGCGAAGTAACTCAATTATTGCGGCAGCAAGATTCTTTGCGTACAGAGCCAAAGAAAACGGAATAGAAGGACATGAGGCTTACAAGTCTTTTGTTGATTGCTTTAACTGGCATCGGTGTAATGAACAAGGTGCAAACATCTATTATGAGTTTTATGAAGTATTTGATTTGGGCTTGTAAAATAGCCCAAATCTTTACCAAATGCAATACTAAGCGTTGTGTTTAACCCTCCTACGGAGGATTGCAAGGAAAGACAGATAGACCTTTTTTTATCTTTACGTGTCTCTTTTTTCTGTTATATAGCTTCTAAGGGATTTATAGTAAAAATAGGACAGTCTAAAATTCTTATCCTTGTTGTTTGTCACGAAGTGGCATTAAACTTAAACATTACACATATATAAATATGAACAAGAAAATTATTCATGTACCCAATAATGTAAATTACATTTCAGATTGGGTAGGATTTGAAAACGAGATTCCACAAGGACAGGTTATCATCAACAAGAAATATCCTGGCTGTGGACTTACCTACTGGGCACTTCACAATAACATTCCAACCGTTTTGTGTGTTCCAAGAAAATATTTGGCAGAGAACAAGGTTGAACAAATGGAGAAAGAACATGAATCATACTTTTATTTCAGACCGAGTTGTAAGACCGATAGAGAAAAGCAGAAAGAAGAAAATGAGAAAACTTTTATGAACTTGCGTAACTACATAACTTGGCAAAATCCATTTACTCTATACAAAACCGTACCAAAGGTTATAGTAACGTATGATTCTCTACCTACGATATATCCTATTCTTAAAGACTCTGGCATAGACTTTCTGTATGTTGTAGATGAACATCAAGCCTGTTTCCAAGACTACACATTAAAACCAGATGTCATAGAAAGGGTGTCATCGCTTCTTTATAAACTGCAAAATGTATGGTATATATCGGCAACTCCTATATTGGAAGAATATCTTGACAGAATGGAGTTCTTACAAAATCTGCCTTATATAGAGTTAGAGTGGTCGGAAAATAAGATAATGAAAGTACAGACACAATACCTCCCGATGACTTCAACTGTTGACGAGATAGGCAAGATTATAATCCGTTACAGGAATGATGGTTTCTTTGATACCATCATTGAGAATGGTATTTGCTATGAAAGCACGGAAGCTATATTCTTTGTGAACAACGTTAGGGATATAGCAAAGGTCATAACCGAAAATAAACTGCAAGCATCCGATGTGAATATTCTTGTTGCCAATGACAGCAAGAACAAAAAAATAATCAAAGGACTCGGAAATGGTTTCGGTTTTGGTAAGATACCATTGAAAGGCAAACCGCATTGTACTTATACATTTTGCTCTAAGTGTTCATACTTTGGAGTGGACTTCTATTCAACATCTGCCAGTACCTATGTGTTTGCAGACTCAAATGTCAAGTCTATGTGTACGGATTTATCCTTGGACTTGGTTCAGATTGTAGGACGGCAGCGTTTAGCAGAAAACCATTTCAGAAAAAGATGCACGATTTATGTAAAGACAACTGTCGGCACTACAACCAGTCGAGAAGAGTTCTATGCTGACCAAGAAATGAAATGGCGACAATCTGAAGCCATCTGCAACGAATGGAACAAACTGTCACAAGGCGCACTGGCAGCAACGGAAGTGAAGCGTGATATATGTCCGTATGGCGTAATCTTTGAAGACCCTTTGACAAGAGAACGAATTGCCAAGAATTGTGTAAATGCTTTGATAGCGGAACAACACGCATGGGAAATGAGAGACAGAATATATGTAAAGCATGAGAGTGTGCAAAGTGTCATTGTCAGGAATGGCTTTGAAATGGCAGACAATCCAAATTTGCCTCCAATACTATTGTCGTTTATTGACGAGTTTTACAGACTTGAAGATGACAATACAAGGATGATGTACTTTGCGCAATTCTTTGACGCATATCCAGATTTGCTTGCTTACTCTAATGGCATACACAGCATTTCAAGTAAATACTACAACTATTATTATGTTTATGGCTCGGATGGTTTAAAAACCTTCAACTATGATATGTCATTATTGGAGCAATACTATGAGCGTTACAAAGAACAGTATTTACTGATGCCAGAGATAACCAAATCTTTTGTAATTGGCGAAAGATACTCTAAGAAATACATTAAAGATACTCTGACAGAAATATACAGGCGTTGTCATATAAACAAGACTGCAAAGGCTATTGATTTGCAGGAATATTTCAATCTTGAAGATGTCAAAATATCGTCAGGACTTAACAAAAGAACAAACGGATTTTTAATAAAAGCAAAATGAATTTTAGCATTTACCCTAACATTTGGACTACAGTATCTAATACACCTGTGTCCTTTGAGCAATTAAGAGAACTTATAGCCTCTAATGAAATGAAGTCGAAGATTGACGCTTTACGCAGTGCATCGGATGAAAAGCAAAGGCAATATATAAAAAGCAATTTACCAAACATTACCGTGAATGGTGTCTTTCCACATCGTTGCGATGATGGCATTGCCGTATATAACCAAGTTACGGCATTGGACTTTGACCATATACCGACAAGCGAAATGGCGCAAGTAAGAGAAATGCTTATTTGCAATCCTCTGACATATTATCTTTTTACTTCACCTTCTGGAAATGGTTATAAGGTATTGGTTAAACATGACAATGTGCATCCGGAGTTTCATTGGAATCTGTATGTCCAACTTCTACAAACATTTGGCAACATTCCGTATACAGACAAAGGGGTGCATGACTTGTCTCGTGCAACATTCCTTTCTTACGATAGTGATAGTTTCTTCTATCCACAATCAAAGAGTTTTCACTTTGAGTATGCACCTAATATAACGCAACAGACAAAAATTAAGAAAGCTATAAGCAAAGGCTTCATAGGTGTTTCTCCAATGACTCAGAATATGGTAATGATGAATGGTCTGTTTCAAGCAACATGGAAAGACAAGGCACTTATGGATTACATCGACAAGTATAGTTGGAGCAAACATCCAGAGGATTACATAATAGGCAAAAGAAACAACTCGTTAATAAAAAAGGCAACCCAACTATGCCTATGCGGAGTGCATTATGACGCAGCGTTATGGAAACTGACATATCTTTACACTCGTGACCCTGCGATTGCCGTTTCAGAATCGGACATCGAAAAACGTGTGCTATACGCTTATCACAACAATGCTGTCAGATTCGGAACAGAACGCCAAAAATGGATTGACTTCAGAAATAAAAGAAAGTACCCGAATAATCGAGTAGGAGGAAAACGAAGCAGGAGGGCACTGAAAAAGTTAGCCCTTTAAGACTTTATTCCACTCTTTTAAATAAAAAAGCAGATTGCATTAAACATTATGTCGGTTTTGCAATCTGCTTTTAATTTGCTTTGATATGGTCTAATATACAGCCTTATAGAGGATGTAGGGCACTTATGTCACAAGTGTATAATTCTTCTAATTATTCTTAGCTTAGTCTCAATATTCTTTTGATATTTACGGCAAATATTGTCATTGCACCTTGCATTTGCATACAATCTAGCCCATACGACAATGCCTTATCATAGCCGTATACCTGTTTTAACTCCGAATTTTTTGCCTCTATCTTGTATCTCTGGCGGGCTATTTCTTTAAATTCTTGTGTCTTCTGAAACTCCAGTTGTCTTTTATGTTCTCCTTTCTTGATAGGTACACTATAGGTCTTGCTTTTAGCTCCATCCTTGTAGCATCCGTTTCTTCGTGAGCAAGTCTTGCATTTATCCACATCAAAGAAATAAGTCATGGATTGATTCCAGTTCCTATTCTTTCCCATTATTACTTTTCTGATTGCCATATGGCCAGCAGGACAAACAAACATGCCTGCATCCTTGTTGTAATCAAAATTGTCTTCACTCTTTCTAAATCCACTACTAATAGACGGATGTAATTTGGACACCAAACGAAATCCCCTCTCTTCATCTTCTGCCAGTTTGAGGTTCTTGCAGCCAGAATATGCGGTATCACCAACAACCGTGTCAACCTCCATTCCGTTCTTTCTGCTTTGCTCAACAAGCTCTTCCAACTGAGGCCCGTCACCCTTCTCGCCAGATGTGACTGTGGCAGCAGTTATGATACGCTCATCACTCATTGCGATGTGAGTCTTGTAACCGAAGAACGACGTGTCTTCTGTCTTATGCCCAACACGTGCGTCTGTATCCTTTGAGGTTGTATAGTGGTCTTCTATGTCCGCAAGCGTCTCCTTTAGCATATTTAGTCGCTGTTTTACTGCGGGCACTTCCGAAAGGCAGGAATCCGAGGTGATATGATTTAGAAGGTCCTTGGTATAATCCAACTCATGAACAAGGTCATCGTCTTCATTCTTAGCCGGAAGTGTTTCCTTTATATTATCATCCATGGCATAAAGCGCCTTGCGGAGTTGCTTCGAACGGAGTTTCAGTATCTCAACTGGTGAATACGGATTTGACCTGGCTTTTGTATGAGTCGAATCTACAATAATAGTCTTTGATGTGATGATTCCTTTCTCTATTGCTATCTCTACAGTTTTTTTGATAAGCAGGTTCATAAGATCCGTGTCTTTCAGGCGTAATCTGCGAAACTTACAAAGACTGCTTGGATTGATAACGCCTTCCTCAGGAGTCATATCAAGAAAATACTTAAACGACATGTCATAACGGGAACGCTCTACAACATCCACGTCAGATATATCGTATATTGTCTTCAATAGAAGATATTTGAACATACGAATGGGCGATTCAGCTGTACGGCCGTTATCAGGACAATATTTATTGACCAGTTCCTGATAGACAAAGCTGAAGTCTATCAGGTTATTAATACGGCGGAGAAGGTTGTCCTGGGGGACGACTATATCATAAAGTGAGCTATATTCACTGAGTGGAAGTTGTTGTTGTGACAGCATAAGTACCTTGGATTTTATTCCTTAAAGGTACAAAAAAATCTGCACATAGCCAAATTATGTGCAGATTATAATTGATAAATATATCGCAAGGGACTTTTTCAGTGCCCTCCGAAGCAGTTTTCTTCCTACTTTCGTTTTCCGACCTCTCACACCACCGTACGTGCGGTTCCGCATACGGCGGTTCCTATTTTGGATACCATTCGAGATACGCCTCCATTAAAGTAGCATACCCTGCGGAGCGTAGTTTATTGTTATCTATCGCCCTTTTTAGAACAGGGCTGTCAGCTATTCGCCAATAGCCCTTGCGAGTGTTACCCCATTCGTATGCTTGGTATTTATTGATACCGCATCTAATGAGGTTTGCCACTTTTGTCTTGACTTTCTTCCAAGCTTTCCATATACACATGCGTATTCTACGTCTTAACCATTCGTCTGTTACAAGCAAGAGACGCTTCATATTGGCAAAGTGATAATAGCCGACCCAACCTCGTATGTATTCTTTCAGCTTCTGCTTTCTCTTGGCATATCCCCATCCATTGCTGCGGTTTGTCAGTTCTTTCAACCTTGACTTCATCTTGGCTTTGGACTTTGGGTGCACCGTGAGTTGGCATTCGCCTTTCATCACATAAAAGGAGTAGCCGAGGTATTTCACTCCGCGCACATACGACACTACGGTCTTTTCCTTGTTGACTTTGAGATATAGAGTATTCTCTATAAATCGGGTTATAGACTCCTTCACTCGCATTGCAGCCCTTTTGGACTTGCAGAATATCATCGAGTCATCGGCATAGCGCACAAAGGGGAGTTCTCTGCGTTCAAGTTCCTTGTCCAATTCGTTGAGCATTATGTTACTCAACAATGGACTTAGCGGACCGCCTTGGGGAGTTCCTTCCTCGCTCGCTTCAAACAAACCTTTGTTCATTACACCACTTCGGAGATATTTGTGTATAAGACTGACCACTCTGCCGTCTTTTATCGTACGGCTGAGGATTTCTATGAGTTTGCTATGGCTCACCGTGTCGAAGAAGCGTTCAAGGTCAAGGTCGACTACATATATGTAGCCTTCGTTGACTATCCTTCGCGCTCCTCGTAGTGCGTCATGGCATCCTCTTCTCGGACGGAAGCCGTAGCTCGTCTTGGAGAATTGGTTCTCATAGATGGGAGTCAATACTTGGTTGATGGCTTGTTGCACCAGACGGTCTACTACTGTAGGTATTCCCAACAGGCGCATCTTGCCATTGTCCTTGGGTATTTCTACCCTTTTTACTGGGTTCGGACGGTAAGAACCGTCCATCAAGGAACGGGTGAGTTCATCCTTATTGGTCAGGAGCCATGGGAACAATTGCTCGCACGACATCTTGTCGATACCACCACAGCCCTTGTTTCTCATAACTGCTTTGTATGCTCGATTGAGATTTGTGGGACTAAGAATTTGCTCGAAAAGGTGTTCCTTGTCGAATGGTACTTCCACGATGTTGTCTTCACACATCCACATGAAGGTCTGCACTCCCCCATACCATTCGGTTTCCGACCTATTTCTTTGGGGGCAGCCATTAACTTGGGATAATGTTTTCTGCATTCTTTCCTTCATAAGGTATGTTTCAATTACTATCGTTTAATTGTTAGGTTCAGCCCTTCGTGCAACGTTATCGATTGTTGCACTACTATGACGTCTGCTGACTTCTCACGGCAAGCTTTACTCCACTTCTTTCGTAAAAACAACTATTTGAAGCGTCCGTGAGACCTCCTCGGATAAGGGCGTTGTCTTTCCATCTTATACCTACTTCATTTACACCGACCGTTCCGAATAGCTATTGGGCTTTGGTTTGAATAGCAACCTCACCCACGGTCACATGCCTTATATGAAGTTTCTGTCCGTTAGGTCAGATGTTTGTCTTGGGCTTCCTTCAGATTTCATCTCGCGATGAACACCCTTGCCTTTGACTATGCAATTCCCGCTATTAGGGCTTGCTCGGGACTTTCACCCGTTAGACAATGCTCATGCCGAGCGTACTACAAAAAAGGCTCAGAGAAACATATCTCCAAGCCTTTAAAAGCTATAAATCATAAATTAATAATTCTCTTTCTTATCTCATCATATATCGGTTTGAGTTCTTTAAGTTTATCACCTTGTATTACATATAAATCTGCCCGACATTTATTTTCAGCAAGAGTTTTGCGATTAATATGATACATTGCTGCAAATCTACAGCAAGAGATATTGATAAGTTTATTTTTATCATTTGCTATGCCAAATTTCTCTCGTTGGAGAATAGCATATACCAACTGGAAATACCTATCACGAACTATTCTTTCCGACTTATGATTTCCTGCATTTTTTATATCTGTTTTAAATTCATAATACATTGTTTCTATTCTTAATGCGAGTTCTTGTGTAAATTTCCTTTCTCTTATGGGATTGGCTACAATTTTATAACCTCTTGGAGACAGGATTTTATTAAGAACTTCTACACTTTTTGGAGTGAGCTTCTTATCCTCGTGAATAATATTCTCCAACTGCACAAACAAATTTTCTTGTTCGCTCACAGAGAGTAGTCATCTACAAAATTGATAGAATCATATTTATATACATCTACTCCTTGTTCACTTTTATACCATAAGCATTTCTTTTTTGTTACACATGTTAACTCTAAATATCCTGTTCCCTTCACTGGCAGTAGGACATACTTGCGTTAAAACGTCTTTCCTTTGTTTAATCAGGCGGATGCTCCTGAAATAAAATAACATAGCTGTTATCACAGCTACAAAATAACAAATAAAATTTCGTTTCAATTCTTATTTTGCTCATATATTTTTCTGATTCTATAAAGTTTAACATATTATGCATCGTTGGTTTCAAATGCAAAACTAACTTAGAATGTGTCAGCTATCTTATCCATCTGTTCACCTATCGCTTTATCAATCAACTTTGCGTAACGACTGGTCATACGAGTATTGGTATGCCCCATCATTTTTGATATGACTTCAAGCGATATGTTGTTGGCGAGCGTAACGGTACTGGCGAAAGTATGGCGACGTCTTTGCACAATTTAAGCAAAAGCAACGGAAAGTGAAGATGAGAGAAATGAACTGCAAGTGGTTGAGAATGAGCAATATTTCATAATTCTGCCAATTGGCTGCAAAGCAAAACCGAGCAGGATATTGAGTTATTTCAGTTACCAAACCGTTAGCGGTCAGTTACCGAAACCAACACTGCTAACGAGGTGAAAAACAAATAGTTTGTCACCAGTGTTTGTTGCACAGTTCTGCACAACTTTCAATGACGGAGAATGCTTACTGATTGATTATTTTTGCAAACTAAAAAGTAAGCAGATGAAAGTTGAAAAATTCAAGGTGCTGCTCTACCTTAAAAAGAGCGGATTGGACAAGAACGGTAAGGCTCCCATCATGGGACGCATCACCCTCAACCGAACAATGGCGCAGTTCGGTTGCAAGTTGTCATGTACGCCAAAGTTATGGAATCCACGTGAGAGCAGACTTGACGGCAAGAGCAAGGAGGCTGTGGAAGTGAACGCCAAGATTGACAAGCTGTTGCTGGCAATAAACTCAGCCTACGAGTCACTTGTGGAGCGCAAGACGGATTTTGACGCAAAGGCGATAAAGGATCTGTTTCAATGCAGTGCAGACACTCAGATGACCTTGTTGAAGCAGCTTGACGCCATCATTGCGGACATTGAGTCAAGAATCGGCATCGACTACAAGAAAGGCACGCTGCCAAACTACCAGTACACTCGCCTGACATTGGGATTGTTCGTCAAGAAGCGTTATGGAACTGACGATGTGGCATTCGGTGAGCTTGACGAGCAGTTTATCCGTGAGTACATGGACTTTTGCTTGGACCAGAGAGGTCTTGCACTTGATACAGTCCGCCACTATCTCGCCATCTTGAAGAAGACCTGCCGAATAGCTTTCAAGGCAGGACACTCCGAGCGTTATCATTTTATGCACTTCAAGCTACCTCAAAAGAAAGAGAATCCACCAAAGGCATTGACACGTGAGGACTTCCTGAAAATTCGTGACCTCGAAATACCAGAGCGAAGAAAATCGTTGGCTTTGACCCGTGACCTTTTTCTTTTCGCTTGCTATACGGGCACGGCTTACGCCGATACTGTTTCTATCACGGAAGAAAACCTCTTTCGTGACGAGGAGGGCAGCCTTTGGCTGAAATACCACAGAAAGAAGAACAAGATGCTTGCACGTGTGAAGTTACTGCCAGAGGCGCTTGCCATGTTGGAGAAATACAAAGACCCGACAAGACCTACTCTTTTACCGCCACAGGAATTTCGAGTGCTGAGAGGTAATATGAAAAGTCTCCGAGTACTATCTGGCATAAGTATGGATTTGGTCTATCATGTTGGACGGCACAGTTTCGCATCGCTCGTTACGCTCGAAGAAGGTGTTCCGATAGAGACTATCAGCAGAATGCTTGGTCACAACAACATTCAGACCACGCAAATCTATGCACGTGTCACCCCGAAAAAGCTATTTGAGGATATGGACAAGTTTATCGAAGCCAACAAGGACTTCAAGTTTGTCCTGTAATATTTTCACAAAATAAGAAAGGAACATAACAATGAGAAGTACATACAAGCAGTTTTATTATATCAACCGTGGCAGAGTAAAGGCAGACGGAACCACATCTATATTTTGCCGTATCACGATTGACGGCAAAGTGTCAGCCATAGCAACAGGTCTTTACTGTGCTCCCGAAGAATGGGACACGAAAAAAGGTGAAGCCAAGAATGCAAGAGTGAACGGACAACTGCAAGCGTTCAGACTAAGAATTGACGAAGCCTACGAGCAGGCAACAAAGGAAAAGGGCATCATTACCGCCGAGATTCTGAAGAATGTTATTGTTGATGCAAATACTATCCCGATGATATTGCTTGCCACTGGCGAGGAGGAGCGTGAACGCCTTAGGCTGCGCTCCATCCGTATTAACTCAACATCTTCTTATCGCCAATCTAAGACATCGCAGCTCAACTTGCGAGAGTTCATCGGGTTACGAGGAATGAATGACATTGCATTTGAAGATTTGACTGAGGAATTTGGCAAATCTTATAAGTTGTTCTTGATTGGCAAAGGGTATAGTGCATCCAATACGAACCATAATCTTTGTTGGTTGCAACGCTTGGTTTATATCGCTGTTGACAGAGGTCTACTGAAATTCAATCCATTGGAAGATGTCGGATATGAAAAGAAAGGCTCACCAAAGCGTAGACATATATCCAGAAATGACTTGCTGCTCATTATGGAGACTCCTATGGAGGATAAGGCTTTGGAGTTGGCACGAAGAATGTTTGTTTTCTCCAGCCTTACAGGTTTGGCTTATGTCGATTTACGTAACCTGTATCCACACCATATCGGTATGACGGCAGACGGTAGAAAATACATCCGTGAGAAAAGAGCAAAGACCAACAACGAAGCGTTCATTCCCTTGCACCCGATAGCTGAACAAATAATGTCGCTATACAATACAGCGGATGATAGCAAACCTGTTTTCCCTCTTTCTTCACGTGATTCCATGTGGTTTGAATTTCATTCACTCGGTGTGGCTTTGGGTATCAATGAGAACCTTACCGCACATGTTGCAAGACATACATTCGGAGTAAACATGGTTACTTCGGGCATATCAATGGAAAGCGTTGCCAAGATGATGGGACATTCCAATCTGCGAAGCACCCAAATCTATGCCGTTATCACCGATAACAAGATTTCCATAGACATGGACAAACTGATGCAACGCAGAAAAACAAAAGAAGCTGACCAAAAGAGAAATAAGGAGGACGAAAAATGAACAGAGGAGTTATAACTATCAGCGAGAGCGGAACGGTATCCATGCCGACCGATACTGTATGGATGACCATGCAGGAGATTGCCGACATGTATAATGTGTTCGGCTGCTATGTGCGCAAGGCTGTCAAGGCTGTATTCAAGGACGGCATTCTGAAAGAGCAGGGTGTACGCCATCATGTCAGGAAGAACGACCGCATCAGCTATGATGTGTATAGCCTTGAACTCGTCATTGCGGTAGCCTTCCGTATTGACAGCATTGAGAGCAGAGCCTTTCGGGAGTTCATCATGCAGTCCGTCATCGGCAGACAGACAAGCCGCACTAAACTGGTCTGTATCTTTACAGAGAATGCAATGGCATAGACCTGCCATAAAGCAACGTTCCTTGGAGGCTTTGCGCCTCCAGCCACTTGGGCGAACCACCGCAGTGTGTTTTAGCATGGTATTAGATTTATACAGGTAACACAAATGATACCCGGCAAACACGAACAACTCGGTATAGCCAATAAAACGAGGCGACAACCTATAACAGCCACACTCGGTGAGTTATACGTTGTCGCCTTGTTCATTTCACCCACTCATCAAGGACATGCATTTCTCCTACAAGCCCTTCATTCGGTACGCCTCACGATAGTTAGCCATGAGAATCTTCTGAATGTCGGACTCGCGGTAGAGTATCTTTCCGCCAAGCTGGATATACGGGATGACACCGTTGTTTCGGTAGTCCTGCAGGGTTCTTCGGCTCAGTTGCAGCCTGGCACAAAGCTCCTTGTCCGTCATGAAGCGCTCACCGCCAAGCATGGGGCGGTAGTTCATCACGGCACGTTCAAAATTGTCAACCATTCGGTTGAGGTGGTTCACGATGTGGTTCATCCACTCGCTGTTTCTTGTCATTACTTCATTGCTCATAGTTGTCTCGTTTTATTGTTGATACTTACGTTACTCGGTTTACTTGCTGCATTGGATAAAGTGGCTGTTGTATATTGACTGCCTAACCTGTGCGCTTGCGAAAGCGCATGTCCTTTTTCTTGTCCTCCACTACTGCTACGATAGCCATCACGTCCTCCGGCTTGTAGTAGGTCTTGTGGCTGATTTGCGTATAAGCCAAAGTTCCGTTGTCCCGAAGCGTCTGCACTGTCCGTGGGCAGATGTTGAGCGTCTGACACACGTCCTGCGTGTCGAGCCACTTGTTCATGGTCTTGTCCTCACTGCGCTCACGGATTCTGTCCATGCGCTTCACGAAGTTCTCCAACTGGGCATCAAGATAGTTGAATGCCTCTTCCTCGAATACGATGAATCCCATACTTTTCTTTTTTCTAAGTTAATACTATGTTATATGTCGCAAAGCTCCACGCATATGCTGTGCTCCACGTTTGTGAGTGCAAAGATAAGGCACGGCAATCTAAAAACAAGCGTTTTCAATTTCTGTGGCAGTATGTTGCCGGGGTTTGCCGACTTCAACGCCAAAAACAACAAGAAAAACTTGCACGACTGCAACGAATGCATGAACAATGATGAGTTGAGAAATACGTTGAAGTTCTCACAACTATCTCGGTATGCAAATAAGCAAGCCACAACTAAATTGCCACGTTACACCCAATCAGTTGCATGGCTGCACTCAGTACACTTACTTTGCACCCGACAATCGGTCAATGGTGCAAACCGTGACCACTATACTAACAAATAAAACAGCATAAGCTATGGCAAGAACAAAAGATGTAGTCTTGGCTCCTGAGCAAAAGGAGCTGATGGAAAAAGAGTATTTGGATTTTGTTAAACCATCTACGTATGGCAACAAAGCCAATCCAAGTAGTTGTAATTCTCTCTATGATGATGTAGAGAACCCAGAGTTGAGAGCAATTGTAGAGAAAGTTGCTGCAACAACTCCCTATAGAGAGGAAACATCAACGAACGAGGCTCAATCGCCACCGAATCCGCAGAAGCGCATCAGTGGCAAGCAGCGCAAGGCGACATTGGAGGAGTATCAGCAGACCTTCCTCCAAGTTCCAAGGATTGACGACCGCAAGCCAGTCTTCGTTAGTTCCGATGTACGAGACCGTCTTGATCGTGTCGTCCGCATCCTCGGAGGAAGGCGCATGAGCGTATCGGGCATCATCGAGAACATCGTGCGCCACCACCTAAGCCTTTATGAAGAGGACTTCGAGGCTTGGCGCAAATTGTGA